ATGTTTTAACGGAATTCACGATGTCAAAAATCTTTTCTCCCCCTAAAATGGCCGCACCTCCGCCTACACCAACTCCGAACGCTGGCAAAAGCGCGGCTGAGATTGCCACCGAAACTGCAAGGGAGCGGCGTATAAAAGCGAACCGCACGGGGCGTAGAGATTCGCTTCTCGGCGGCGATACCGGCGGCACCGTCGGCATGAAGCGATTGCTTGGAAAATAAATATGGATGGAAAACTACTCATTCAGCGATTTGATCGGATGAAATCTGATCGAATGAATTGGGAGCAGCATTGGCAGGACATTGCCGAGTTCGTGCTGCCTAACCGGGACTTCACTCGTTCATTTAGTCCGGGCGAAGAGCGTCGTAGCCGCATTTTTAACAACACGCCGGGCGAAGCGCTTGAGCGACTTGTTGGCGGCATCAACTCGCTCCTCACCAATCAGTCGCAGAAGTGGTTTGATTTTGGGGTCCACCTCTACATGCCCAACAATGAAGATCAACGCTGGCTTAGCCGAGCGAGGGACGTTGTCCTTGATCTGATGGGCGACCCCAGCTTGAACCTGTACTCGACACTCGATGAGTGTTTTGAGTCGCTCGCGGGGTTCGGGACTGGCGTTGTTTTTGCGGACACCGAAAACGGGCTTCGATTCCGATCAGTTCCGCTGTCTGGGGCGTACATTGAAGAAGACTACATGGGCATGGTGGATACCGTGTTCCGGAAGTTTGAGTACACGCTCCGGCAGGCGATTGAAGCGTTTGGCATGGAGAACATGCCCTACGAGATTCAAGAAAAAATGAATAACTCGATGGATAAGGACAAGATGCTTAATGATAAGCATGACTTTATTCACTGCGTTGGTCCGAGGGAGGACTACGACAGCACAAGCCTGTTCGCGTCCAAGATGCCTTGGTACTCGACGGTGGTCCATCTGGCCAGCAAGAAAATCGTCAAGGAGTCAGGCTTCAAGCAAAACCCCTACATGGTTCCTCGGTGGCGTAGGGGCTCCGGCGAGAAGTATGGCCGGTCACCGGGGATGGTTCTGCTGCAAGACATTCGGTATTGCAACGCATTGAGCAAAGCCGCTTTGAGTGCTGCGATGAAAGAGGCGGACCCGCCTGTTCAAATGCCTGATAGCGGGTTTTTGAAGCCCGCGAGACTTGGTCCGGGCGGACTTAACGTGTACCGAAGTTCCAGTATGGGACGAATTGAACCGATTCCTACGGGAGCAAGGTCGGATCGAGCTTATGCTTTGATCCAAGAGATTGAAGGTCGGATCAAGTCTGGTTTCTACAACGATATGTTTCAGATGCCGATGCAAGACCGCATGACTGCAACAGAAGTGCTGCACCGCCAAAATGAAATGCGTGGCCTTTTCGCTCCGACGTTGAACCGGCTTTACAGCGAATTGTTGGACCCGATTGTCTTTGAGACGTTCAGCTTGGCGACGCGAATGGGCTTGCTGCCCGAAGCTCCAGAAGGTATTCGCGGGGCGGGCCTAAAGATTCATTACACCAGTCCTCTTGCTCGGGCTCAGCGTGCCAGCGAAGTTTCTTCGTTTATGGAGTGGATTGGCTCTGTTGGTTCGATTGCCGAAATCGACCCGACGGTGATGGACAACGTGCACCCCGACCGGCTTGCCCGTCGGCTTGGCCGAGCCGTGTCTCTGCCCGAAGAAATCACGCGAACGGACGAAGAGATGCAGCAGGTTCGACAGATTCGTCAAGAGCAGCAAGAGCAGCAACAGAATATGATGGCGGCTCAGACGGCTGCGTCGGCAGCAAAAGATGGTGCCGCAGCGATTAGTTCGATGAGAGGTTGAGATGCAAGAAGCACTGGATGAGTCTCGCGTTAATGACGCTATTCAGGCGTGCTTGGCTACAAGTCAAGAAGGCACGATTGTCCTGCAATGGCTTTCTGACTACGCGAACGATCAGTACCCCGTCACGGTAACAGGGCCACAAGGCACGGACCCTGTTTACGCCGCTTTCCGCGATGGCGGGGCGGCAATGGCCCGTGAACTTTTAGAGCGTGCCGGATATCGGATAACTTACGAAAGGAAGCCCGATGAGCGAAGAAGCAACGATGGAATCGACGGAGACAGTGGAAACTACCGAGACAACTGAGGCCCCCGGCCTTGGAGCTGAGTCAAGTAAAGAGAGTTCTGAGAGTTGGCTATCCAGCTTGCCAGAGGACTTGCAAACATCGGCGAGTTTGGCAAAGTTTGACTCGCCAGCGTCTTTGGCGAAAAGCTACTTGGAGGCTGAGAAGGGTATTAGTTCCCGAATCAAGATGCCGGAGAAAGACGACGAAGCTGGCATGAACGAGCTTTATGACAAGCTTGGCCGCCCCGAATCGCCCGACAAGTATGACTTGGAAGGCATCGAGCACGCCCAGCTTGCCAGCGACGAAGCGAATAAGGGTCAGATCGACCGTTTCAAAGAGGTCGGCCACAAGTACGGCCTGAACAACCGTCAAGTGGCGGGCATTATCGACGATGTCCTTGGCATGAACTTGGAAGCTCAGCAGCAAGTGGGCGAAGCTCAGCAGGCAAATATCTCGGAATTGAAGCAAGAGTATGGACCGCAGTTTGATAACCGTGTGGAGCTTGCCAACCAGACGCTCAAGAATATGGTTGAAAAGACGGGTGGCAACTGGAATCGTCTTGCCGAAGCTTTGACTGGATCAGGTATGACCAGCCAGCCCGATCTCTTGAAAGCCCTTGCTGGCGTAGGCCGGATGATGGAGCAGGATAAGATTTGGGGTGCTGGTGGCGAGCCCCGCAGTATGGGCGGCCTGTCGCCGGGCGAGATCAGTGCGAAGATTGACTCGATCAAGGCTGAGCACATTCAGGACTTGGTTCAGGAAACATCTGTCGGTATCGAAAAGCAGAAAGAGATCGACAAGCTAATGGACTTGTTACTCGCAGCGAGTTAAAGTGTATGCGGGTGTGATGGCCCCGCTCCTTCTGCGATAGCGGAAGTGGAGCAATGAGAACGCAACCGGGCCCAATTTCTTTTGGGCTCGGTTGTTTTTTTAATTGACAGTCTATTTTGAGTGCCAGTAGGGTGTATGTCGTCGGCAACCGAAAGGCCCGGCAGAACGCAGGTATCCCTGCCGCACGGCCCCCGCAAGGGCAAGAGCGTCCCGTCCAACGGATAAACGCCTCGAAAACAGAACTTACACTCACCTACCTGTTTTGGAGCTTATCCAATGCCTTCCAGCATCCCAACAACCTTTGTCGATCAGTTCGCATCCAGCGTTCGGCACCTTGCCCAGCGTAAGGGATCGCGTCTTGAATCGACCGTTCAGGTTAAAACCCTTAACGGCAACGAATGCACGTTCGAGCAAATTGGCTCGGTCGAAGCCGTCAAAATCACCAGTCGGCACGCCGACACTGTTATCTCCGAAGTCGAACACGTTCGTCGATGGGTTGGCAGCGAAGACTATTCGGTTGCCCAGCTTTACGACTGGACCGACGACTATCGAGCGATCATCCCCGTTTCCTCGGCATACGTTAAGAACCAAGCCTACGCCATTGCACGCATGAAAGATAATATCATCATTGCTGCATTTTCGGCTGACGCAAAGTCTGACCGTACTGGCTCGACTACGATTTCGTGGTCTCCTACAGCTTATAGCGGAACGAACTACGCAACTGACCAACTCAAAGTCGATCACGACTATGACGAGCTTGGCCAACTGTCTTCGACAGGCACCGGCATGTCTCTCCTGAAGCTCCGTGCCGCACGGCGTATTCTTGAGATGCGTGATGTGGACCGAGATCAGCCATGGTTTATTGCCATGACGCCCAACCAAGAGCAAGACCTGCTTTCGGACCCCAATCTCACCACGATTGATCGCATGAACCTTCGTGCGTACCAAGCTGGCGAGATGCCTAGCTTCTACGGCTTTAACTTTGTTAAAACCACGGGCCTGACTGTCGATGGTTCTAGCCATCGTCGCTGCTGGGCTTACACGAAGAATGCAATGGGTATGGCCATCGGCAAAGAAATGAAGACCGAGATGGACAGACGAGCGGACAAGAACCACTCGCTCCAAATCGCAACTTACTTTGCTGGCAATGCCTCGCGTCTTGACGAGACTGAAATCGTCGAGATTCTCTGTGAAGAAACCCCTGCAACCACCTAATCGCTGAACAACGGCTAACCTAAAAGGAATAATCCCATGCCTACTATTCACGGCACATTGATGACCAGCATTCTTGCGAGCCCGCCTTCGGACGGGACAAAGCTCGATGCTGCTCAAGTCGGCCCCAAGGCCCGAGCTTTTGTAGAAACGATCACACTGGAATCTGGCCTGACCGCAGGCTCGCTCCTTTACTGTGCTCGCGTCCCTGCAAACTCCCGGCTGCTCAAGGTCGAGATTACATCGAGCGTTTCGCTTACGACCGCGACCTTTGCGGTGACTGACGGTACGACCACGTTTGCTACGGCAAAGGCTTACGGTACGACTGTCAACGAAACCAAGATTTACATCGACGCAACAAAGGTCGGTACTGAGCTTACGGCTGAAACTGATTTGTACCTCTTGACGGCAACGGCAACGCTGCCGACGTCTGGTACTGTCAAGGTTGTGACTTATTACGCTGACTTGAACTAAGTCTTTTTCTCCTCCCGGCAGCTCGGCCTTAACGGTCGAGTTGCCTTTTGAACGGCCAAGCCAATCTCGTCCTGTACTTGATGGCTTGCTTTACCGCCTTCTTGGTTGGAGCATTTGTCGGTTTTATCTTTGGAGTGACGATATGAAATACACCGCCATTGTCCTAGCCGCTTTGTTCGCGTTCGCTGGCGTTGCCGTCGCGTGCGTGGAACTGCGCGACCATGTAACCGTGCCGCCGAGCGATACGCT